TTCAAGTAGGTCCACTGCTTCTGTCTCCACTTGTGTCCTGACCTCCTGCCAGTCATAGCCGAGCTCACCCACATCCTGGGCCATGGTTCTCAAGCCCAGCTTTAGTGAGTCATGGTTTGCCTTGCTTTCTCTGCCCAAATCTACGGTGATTTTCTTGGGACCCATCCAACGTGCTTTCCACCAGTTGTCTGATGAAGGCAGGTCTCCACGCTTGATACCTCGAGCAATCACCCAGGTGTAAATTCTGTTGCAAAGTTTGTTTGCAATGAGTGCCTGTCTCTCTTCAAATCTGCGTTGCGCTTTCTCGAGCACAAACCTTGAACTGGCACCTGTTCCTTTGCTTGTGTCCCACACAAACTCCATGGGAAGTCCGAGCCCTACAGCAGTCTCTCTGATTAGGTGCTCCAGGAATCCCACAAAGGTGGGGCTAGGTCTGTTCCCAGCAAAAGCCTCAATGCTTTCTCCAGTCTTTAGCCTTGGAATCATCCCTGGCTCAAAGGTCTGCCAAGGAACATCTCCTGTGTCTGTGCTTGTGTAACCCTCCTCAATGAGTGCAGTCCCATCATCTGCTAATCCCCCTGCGGTAGTGATAGCTAGTCCAATGCTGGACTGGGTTTTCGTACCGATTTTCTCGTAGTCAAGGAGGTCATCCATGTCACGCAAATGAGCAATGGCATGCACCAGGGCAGTCATGCCCCTCAGTTGTGAAACTCTGTCTGTATCGTGCAAGAGCACGAAATTGTTTGCAGAGATGCTCCTGTAGGCATTCCCATCCTTGACCTCATATGCTACTGGTCTGCCTGCTGCATTGACTCTTACACCATCGTGCTCGTTGCGGTTATATTCCTCACTCTCAATGCGGTGGCTCTCCACCAGTTGCAATTGAGGGAATGTAGAACCACTGCCCACCAGAATGACTCCGATGTCTCCATCAATGTCCATCCGCTTGGAGACTACCTGTTGCAGTTGTTCAAAGCTGAACTGGTTTGAGGTATCACAGACCTTGCTCCACTCCTGCCAATAGGACTCATACTCCTTTGCCTTCTCAGAGAGTGATTGAGGTCTCAAGCCACTGCCTATGGAATAACGTGTCAAGTCTGCCACTGAGCCTCTGACCAGTCCATTGTTGGAGTGCAAATGTCTGGCATGCCCCATCAATGACTTGCGCTCACTGCGTGTCAGGTTGTTTGCTGCATCGTTGGCTATATGCGGAGAGTAGGACCTATACCTGGACATTTCTGTCCCTCTGTAGTAGTTGCCCAGGTAGGCTTTCTTTTTGGGCTTTTGCAGGTCAAGCACCCTGCCATGTTGGTCGAAAAGTTCCATATTAACGGGTGAACCTGGCAAAGGTCATGCGTGATGGTTTAGTGCCACTGACAAGGCCTTTTTCAAAAAGCACATCTGTGAGCTGTGCAGAGAGTTCTGCTGTGGGCAGCACTTGCTCCCTTGAGCCTGACTGTGAAGCATTGGTGAAAGAAGTGGTAACTGCACCAGACAACACAGCATCTGCCACACGTTGTTTCAACGTATTCAGCCACGTGTCACTCTGTAATCTTAGGAAAGGACGCAGGTCACCCATATATATAGGTTCTGCAAAGTGTTTCACCTAGTGGTGAAAAGGAGGGTATTAATGAGAGGTCAGGAGCTTGGCAATGCTGGCTGCCACTACTTGCATGCACTCACAGTCCCATCCATGGTTGCCACGGAATGAGACCCATCTCAAGTGTGTCCTGCCATGCTTGTCGATGACTTCCTTTTTGCGCTCAGAGTCCAGTTGCTTGGCATACTCTTCTGCAATGTCATCAGGTAGCTTGCAGACTTCCCATGGTTGGGCTGCCCTGCCTGCTTTCATGCCTGCAAGTATGTCCTTAGTGCTGGGGTTGGACCAACGGAACACAGGAGGTGCCACTCTGCCTGTAGATGAGACCCTGGTAGCTTTTGAGTATAGCCTACGCACAGAGTGTCCATTGACGTTGTGAGCGTAATCAATCACATCCTCTCCTCTGAGCCCAATCCAGCCATACTTGCCAAGATATGAGCAGACCCTGGAACGCATGTAACCAACGTCCACAAACGTCCTTTGAGGTGCTACGCTAAACTCTTTCCTGAGTTCCTCTACCTCTTCAAAGGAGGATACACGCTTGAATGTTAGCAGTCTGCTTGCACCATCTTTGCTCCATGCTCGAACCACGCAAAAGAACTCCTCCAGGTAATGCTGACAATCCACAGTGAGGAATCTGGTGTGTTCATCCTCCCATGCGTCATCTGGTCTGTAAGCATCAGTTACCTCAATCTTCTGCGTTTCCACATGCATGCTGGGCTGCCAGGACTCTGCAAGGCGCAAGGTCACAAATTCTTTCAGAGGTTGAGTGTATCCAGCAGAGGCATGCTGCTTTGCTTTTAGAAAGTCCACCACTAAATCTGACCAGGGCATGACTGAGGGTGGCAGTGTAAGCTGATTAAAGTTGAAACTCCTCACCCTGGGTGTGGGGTTGTCATTGGTAGCAACATAGCCACCTTGCACCATGCCTCTCCAAGTAGCTTCTGTGTTGGTGTGCTCATGCTCGCAATGTGTGCAAACCATGGTGACTGTCCTAGCTACTTCCTCATAGTTCCAGGTGCCTCCAGGCTTTGTGGTTTCATTGCTCTTCCAGCGTATGGTGTCATGAAAGGAAGGTGCAAACAACTTGCCACAACCTTGGCACTTCAAGTTCCAGATTTCACAAGTGCCTGACTTATACTCTGTGTCAAAGTCATCCCCCACAAGTTCAGGTGTGCTCGAGAACCAGTGCTTTCTATTCCAATATCTTGTTGTTCGCGCCTTTGCCCTGGCAAGCATTCCAGGCCGCCATGCACTGACTTCATCACAATAGAGAAAGCGAATACTCCAAGAGCGCAGAAATGAGTTATTAGCTGGTCCCAGTTTGAGTGTGCAGGAGTGAAAAAATACCTCTTGAATGGTCTTGCGGTGCCTGTCCTTGGGCCATTGTCCTTTGAGTGCTTCACATGACTCAAGCAGAGGTGTGAGCCTCTCCTTTGAGTAGTCCCTCACTGAGCTCTCGTCCTGAAAGACTGTCATGTGTGGACTGGGTGCCTGGGAGAGACTCCAGGCAGTAGCAACTGACATGCTCACTGTCTTTCCTGTCTGAGCAGCACAGTTGAGCACTACAGTCTGACATGCTGGGTCTGCATGGGCTCTAAGTGGTTCAATTAACCATGGAGTTTCACTGGCTTGAAACTGTCCACCGTAGGGTGATTCACGCAGACGCACATTGTGCAAAGCCCAGTCCGCAATGCTGCCCTCGTCCCTGTCAGAGAGTGCATCAAGCACACATTGGTCAACGAGTGTCTCCATGTGCCTCTCTGAGTGTCTGCCTTAATGCCCTGTTGTAATCCTTGATAATTGACTGTATGTCTTGTGGTTCCATGCCACTGACCATCGGAGGCAGTTTGCTTTCCATCTCATCAAGGGTCTTTCTGAACTCCAGTGCTAACTTCATGATTTGTGAACGCACCTCATCGATGGGGATAACCTTTGCTTTGATGGTGTCCAGCTCATGGTCGAGCTTGTCCACCTGCCTCTTTAGCTTCTCTACCTCATACCACTCCCTGCTGCCTTCCTCTGCATGATTGCCAGATTGCCTGGTGTTGGTGAGGGCAGTCTTTACATCTTCAATTTTGTAGAACTTGTCCCCTCTGGGAGTGCGCTTTGCCACTGGCACCATGCCTAGCAGATTGCGAGCTTGAGCGGTGCTGATTTGCAACTGCTCTGCCACTTGGGAAGTGCTCCAGAGTTTTGGCTGCTTGGGTTTGCTTGTCTTTTTCTTGGCTGCTTTTGCTGGCATGGGCTGCTTGTTCTGACTTATTGCACAGGCAAAATTTTGCTCTGTGATTTGTAAGGTGCTTGTAAATAGTTGCTTGGGTTTATTCTCTCATACTCTTGCACTCTCATTGACTTCCTTGTGTGTGTCGCTCTTTGCTGGCGTAACTCTCTCATATAGAGTTTGTTGCAATAATTACGATAAAACGTCGCGATGGTGAGCGGAACCCTGCGTTGGAATGAGACTTAATAGATTCCTTGGTAGGGGTGGGGTGGGTAGGTGGTGTGTGTGCATTCATTTGCCTCTCTGGTATGGAATGTCTAGTTCCCAGCATAGCCTTTTCACGTGGCGATATATGTTTGT